GTGTACCTTTTGTAATCGCAGTTGCAGAAATTTTTCCTCCACCTTTAGGAAGTGTCTTTGCTCCTGTTTGTATAAATTTTGATAATTTACCACCATGCTGAACTGCTTCCATGGCACCTCTTCTCATGGCAGTTGGATTAAATCTACTCCCGCTACCACCACCACTACCAAATCCAAATGCTGCTGCACCAACTGGATCATAACCACTAGTTCCAGATAAGAAAGAACCTTTCTCTAAAAAGTTTTCTTCTGCTGAAGCAATAGACTTTCTTTGCGCTTTCTCAAGAAAGTTTTCTTGGTCAGATGCAATTTTTTCTTGACTATCTGTCTGCTCTTTTGTAGCAGACAATAATCCCATGGTAACAAATGTCAAGCGATCAATTGCTTGAACAACTTCAGTATTATCACCTTCCAGCGAATTTCCATTAATTCTTTCAACACCAAGATCTTTGGCAGAAATATCAATTACTTGATCACTAACAAATCCTTCTGGTTTTAGTCTACTTCCACCAAATCCCATATTAACAATAGCACCACCCATTGGGGTAGTTGGTGTTGCTCTAGATCCAGGAAGTGCTGATTGTTCTCTACCAACTAAGCGAGAAAATGATCCACCAGTAATTGCTGCTGGTTCCGAACCTTTTAATTTTAGAGGTTGACTTCCAGATAACTGAGATACTTGTTCATTTGTATCTACGGCAACCTCTTCCACTCTCAGCATTCGGTTTCTGAGAGCGTTGTAAAGCTTTTTTGAGTAATCCTCAATTTGATCGCCAACAATTCTGGTGAGTTGCTGTTCTAACTCAGAAACTCCTCTGCCATCTTGATATGATAGAAATCCGTGTGCCATTATTGTTGCTTAGCTGCTTTTTCTTGTGCTTTTTTAACTTGTTCCAAGTATTGCATGAGAAGACTAGTATAAACTTGTCTCTCCCAAGGCATCATATTTTCAATATCACTCAAATTGTATTTATGATGCTGCATTAAAGCAAAGTTAGTCTTATAGTACCCTTCCAAAGTGTTATGGAAGAGTGCTATCCGAAAAAAGACGATAACCCAGAAATAGTGAATTCAGAAGGTTCTCCAGTATTTGGATTCACAACAGTGAATGTGTGTGATAGAGAAGGAGCGTCTTCAAAGAATTTTTGAATCTTCTCAAATTGTGAATTTGTCAATCCTTCAACAAACTGGACAAATTCTTTTCTGTTGGTTGTAGAGCTATCATACACATCGTCACCATCATAAATTTGATCCACACATCCTGCAATGATCTCAAGAACACTTTCGGCAGTAGGTGACTGACCCATTACAGATCCACGAACAAACTCGTTCCATGCTGGATATTTCATGATAACACCAAAATTTTCAGCTAGTTCAATTTTAGAACTATGATCTTTTGGTTTTCTTACTTTAACTTCAGATAAATTCAAATTGTAATTAACTTGAGTTTCGTTATCATCTTTACAAGTAACTCTCATTTCAACAATTTCACCAACCGAAACTGCACGAATTTGAAGGAAAATGTATTCCAAATCAAAGATTGGTAATTCTTCAATTTTGACACGAGATTGAATGCAACCCTTCAATAGTTGCTTTACTGCTTTTTCAATCTCTTTTTCGTCATTTGTCTCTAATGCTAACAATAGCAGTTTTTCTTCTTTTACGACAAATGGACGATATTTGATTTTTTTGCCATTAGACGGAATTTCCAACTCATAGGTTGGAAGCACAACTTGTGGTAATGCCATTATGTTTAGACCAGTTCATATGTATATTTAGCGCGACTTTTTGACCCAAAAATTAGCGGAAAAAATTTTCCCACTTTCATGGAATTGAAAAGTCAATTTAGGTAGGAGGCACTGGAGGTGGCGGAGTTAATGGTGGCCAAGCATAGATGTTTCCATCTGGACCTCTTCTTACTTCGTTCCCAGGTGCTGTTCCAACTCCAGTATCTGGAAGCATAGAAACACTTTGTGGAGTGTTTCTAATGTCTCTACCGATAATGTAATGTCTTTCGTACTTAAAGTTTGCTGTTACTCTCGTAATCTGAGAAGATCCATATTGTAAAGGAACTGCATCAATAGAGTATGGATATGCATTCTCCAAAACATAAGTCAGTGGTCTCCTTTGCGTTTCTGCTAAAGGACCAGCTTCTGCTTTACTAATTACAATCTGTGCAGCATATTCATGACGATAAGACAATTTAGTTGCTCTATTTGCTCTTGGTGCATAATTTTCGTCATAAGAAATAACATCACTAAAAATTATACCATACCAGTTATTAAGAAACTTCAAAATTGATAAGTTAGCATCCAACATAAATGTCAATTGCAGTTCAGTGAAAACCCTTGTATGTGGATAATCTACGGAACCAATACCATGAATCACACCATTCTGTGTTCCCGTAGCAGTATTAACATTGGGTAACTGCGCTTCATCACAGAAAAAATAGAACGCATCATTTAATCCAGAAGGAAGAGATGGTAAGTCTCCAACTGCTGATGGATATTTTGCAATCTCAACAACATAATTGTTTGATGTTGACATTCCACCCTGACGATTAATCTCAGCCAGGAAATTCGTAATGCCGCCTTGTGTTGCCACGCTAAATATATACGTTGGGACAACTATATTTATGGCGTACTCTGGGTATTTCAAACCTATTAATCCTCAGAAGTACCGTGGCAATCCTACAAACATCGTTTATAGGTCGCTATGGGAACGAAAGTTCATGGTGTTCTGTGACAACAACCCTAGTATATTACAGTGGGGTAGTGAAGAGATCATTATACCATACAGAGCTCCTGATGGTAAAGTGAGGAGATATTATCCAGACTTTTATATTAAGGTACGTGAAAAGTCGGGTAAAATAACCAAGTATATTATTGAAGTAAAACCCAAGAAACAAACAAAACCACCGAATGACAAAAACAAAAAAACTGCTGCCTATCGTAATGCTGCACTGACTTACGCAAAAAACCAAACTAAGTGGTCTGCTGCGCGAGAGTATTGTGAAGACAGGCAGATGAACTTCTTAATACTAACCGAAGATCACTTAGGAGTCTAGAACAATGGCAACTGGATTTGCGTCTATCCAACGCAATAGCATCAATCAAACACCAGGATACAAAACACTCTTTGAAAGAGTATCAGCAGCAACAAACGGAGAAAAAAAGTCACTAGCATGGTATCGTAATACAGTAAAGCAGGAATCTAGTGCGTATAAGAAAAATTTTAAAAAATACATTCTCAATGAAAAAAGCGACCGTGTTGGAGCTGTAGAAGAACAAGACGAGAATGAATTGCGTAGATATACAGTGCAAGGTCACATGTATATGTTTGAATACAAGGCAAAAATGAGACACTTGCCTTACTATGATAGATTTCCTCTAGTATATGTTATAAAAACTATTGGGAAGAGTGAGTTCTGGGGTGCCAATCTACATTACTTGTCTCCAAAGAAAAGAATCATCGCTACCAGAAAGTTAATGCAGGGTAGAATTGACATTCCCAAGAAGTGTTTCCATAAATATCTACACGCTCATGTAGAAGATCTATATCTAGATCTGGCTTCCGCTGAATGGGATACTGCCATCCTGCTACCAACAGAAGACTTCGTGAGAGATCTCAATGGTATGATGTTTCCTATTGATAAAGAACTTGTATGGAAAGACACAGATGAATCTTTCTACGACAAGATCAGAGGTCAACGTATGATCAAAGGTTACGGAACAAAACAGTCAAGGGAGATGTCTAGGTAATGGCACTAGGAACATGGAAAGAAGATAATCAAGAAAATGCTGCTTTGCAGAATGAATTTGCTGCTCAGCAAAATCCTAGTGGACTAACACCAACAGATTTTACAAGGTCTGAGTATGATAATTTGTTTCGTCAATGGCAAGAATCAAGAAGTGATTGGATTGATGCATATGATGAAGCAAATCCAGAAAACTTCGGTAATGTAAATGGTGCAGTTCGTGCTCAATTTGAAAGAGAAGTTTATGGACAGATTCCTACCAGTAATGGAAGCTTTGGAACTACCTTTGAGGTAGATCCCGAATCACTAATGACTGAGGCATTTCTCAGTCAATGGCAAGAGGGTGCTGAAGCAACACGAATTGAGATGGAGATTGAAGTAGGTCTCCGTCACCCAGATGGTAGTTTAGTTGCAGATCCAAATAATAAAATTGCTATAACAGCATCTAAAGCATCTGCAATTCCTGCCGCTACAGTAACATTAAATTCTACAACGGCACTGAGATATCCTAGTCATGGTAATCAACCAATTGATACTGATTCTGATTATGTAACTTTCCAGTTCTTTACATATGCTCCTCCATTTAGAAGGAGAACAAGAACTAGTACAGATGGTGGATCTGCAGGTCAAGGACTAGTTGTTAGTCAAGTTGATTATAACCAAAATAGTTATGATAAGAATGGTAAGGCGACGGAAGATAATCAATACGCAAAAAACAGTGGTCTTCCGAATATTATTATGTACATGCCAGAGGATATTTCCACTGGGTTTAAGGCAAACTGGACAGGTAAAGCATTTACAAACGTAGGAACAAGTCTTCTTCAGAGTGCAGGTGCCGAAGGAACTCTTGGCAAATTAGAAGATGTAGCAAAAGGAGCTTTTGAAGCAGTTGATAGAACCCTACCTCTTGCAGCTGCAGCTGCTATTAGAAAGACTGTACAAAAAGTTGGCGGAGATACATTAACTAATGACGATATCTTTGGTGGCATCTCTGGAGCAATTTTAAATCCTAATGTTGAACTGATGTACGGTGGTACAGATTTAAGAAACTTTTCATTGAAATACAAATTAGTTCCTAGAGATTTTGATGAAACTGTAGCTATCAATCAAATCTTAAACACATTCAAAAGAGCAATGCTACCCAAGCTAGATCCTGGTGCTGTGATGGGTACTACATCTCCAGGTATATTTAAAGGATTCATTGGTGTTCCTGATTTGTGTAGAGTTGCTTTTATGAAAGGTTCAAAAGAACACCCCCGTCTCCCTAGATATAAGATGTGTGCAATCACTGCAGTAGATGTAAACTACACTCCTGATGGTGCATACGCTACATATAAAGATGGTCAACCAGTTGCTGTTGAACTAACTCTAAGTTTCCAAGAAACAAAAATGGTATTCTCTGAAGAAATTGGTGGTTATGGTAAGAGTGAAGGTAAAGAAGTAAATGGTATTCGCTGATGTATTTTTCAATCGTTCCTAATATCGCATACGACGAGAAACCAATCAAGTATCCATTCTCGGAATCGGACTTTGTGGTTGCGAAAAATTTCTTTCGTAGATATAAAGTAAGCGATGACATCTTTTCCTCAGCTGTTTACTTCACAAAGTTTTCAATCCCCGATGGAATGAGACCAGATGCTGTCGCTCTCAAAGCATATGGTAATGAATTCTATGACTGGATTATTCTACTTGTTAACAACATGGTCAATGCACAGTATGATTGGCCAATGAATAACTACGAAATCTATAAAATATTAGAAGAAGAGTATGATGATCCGTATTCCGAGATCAACCACTACGAGATCAAAGAAGCGATTGGACCATACTCTGCTGGACTACATGTAGACGAGACATTTTACAATGGTCAGCACAAATTAAATATCAACGGTAGTATTCAAACAAAAAACGGTAACGAGATTGCAAGTCCCGTTACCGTTGCTGAATACTATACAAGTGAGAATGAGAAGAAGAGAGAAATCTATATTCTCAAAGCAGAATATGTACAATCTTTTGTAGATGATTTCAGAAGTAGGAATCTCTATCAAAAAGACGGCAATTATATTAGTCAAAGACTAAAGAAAACTGGTTGACTTTTTCAGCAAAAAATTTGCGGGAAAATTTTTTCCAGTTTTATGGAATTCACTTTAGCGTTTCCACTGCAGCAAGTGCCTTCTGACGAAGAGACTCAGGCAGAG